CGGGCCGGCCAACCCCAACGAGGCCGCCGCGCTCAAGCAGGTGGACCTGATGACCCGCACGATCACCGGCTCCACCAACGGCGGCGAGTTCCTGCTCCCGCTCACGCAGGTGCCGGAGATCTTCTCGGTCAGCAACCAGCAGCCGGGCCTGTTCCAGTACGCCCGCCGGTACAATGTGCCGGGCCGGTCGCTCCGCATCCCGTACCTCGTGCAGGATGAGGGCACCACGACCCTCAACCGGCCGATGGCCGGTAAGATCGCCAACGTGACGATCGTGGGCGAAGGGTCGACCAAGCCGGAGCGGGAACCGACCTTCGGCCAGCGCCTGCTGACGATGTACAAGTACGCCGCGGTCACCCAGTTCGGCGACGAGCTCCTGGGCGACGACTTCACGGGCGAGCTGCCCAGCGAGGTCACCACGGCCGTTGGCGGCCAGATCGTGAACAAGATGAACGAAGATATCACGATCGACGGCACGGGCTCGAGCCAGCCGCTCGGGGCGCTGAATGACAACAACAGCTCCCTGATCGCGGTTAACCGGGCGACGGCCAGCACGTTCTCCGCGGCGGATGCGTTCAATATGTACGAGCGCCACACGCATGGCCCCAACTCGGTCTGGATGATCTCCCGCCGGGTGCTCTCCAAGCTGTTCGCCCTGCAGACCACCAACAACACGATGGTGACCTGGCTGGCGAACCTGCGCGACAAGCCCCAGATGCTGCTCCTCGGGCTGCCGGTCATCGTCACTGACCTGCTCCCGACGCTCGGCACCAAGGGCGACGTGGCGCTGGTCAATGGCGATTTTTACGCCATGGGACTCCGGCAGGCGCTGACGGTGGAGTCCTCCATCCACTTCGCCTTTACGGCGGACGTCACGACCTACCGCTTCGTGGCGCGTGGCGGCGGCATCCCCCTCCCGACGTCGACCTATGCCTACAAGGTCAACGCCTCGGGGAACAAGGTGGACCCGCACTCGCCGTTCGTGGTCCTCGATGTCCCGGCCTCGTAAGGCGCCGAGACACGACACGCAGGACGTCGGGGGAGCTTCGGCTCCCTCGGCGGCTCTGCCGTTGGGTCGACCGGAGGAGATGGTTGACGTAACGGCCGTGACCCGATGCATCATTGACAACATCCGGCGAGCGCCTGGCGAACGGTTCCGCCTTCGCCAGGAGCGGGCCGAGTCACTGGCCGCCATCGGGCACGTCATGCCGGATAGCTTCTTCGAGCTGATGCAGCCGACCGGGGCCGCGCTCTGGCGCGAGATGGCCGCCACGCGGCCCAGCCTGACCCCGCAGACGCTCGTGGTGGACGACCAGCACGCCGCCCAGCTCTGGGCCGCGGCCGGCCGGATTCTCTCGCCGGACGGGGTGCCGTCGCACTATGCGCCCGCCACGCCCGCACCGGATGCCATCCGCGTGCTGCAGCTCACCCATTACGACCCCGGCTCTGCGGTCTATCGCTACCATGCCGCGGCCAATACCGACCCTGGCGTGGTGTCGGCGTTCGCCCGCTGGGGCTACAGCAACCCGCACTGCCATCTCCGCCAGTGGGATGGCGACCTGCACCGGCAGACGGTGGAGTTCCTGGCGATGACGTCCGACGTCATCCACGTCCACATGGACTACCGGACGCTCGAGCAGGACCTGGGCTATGCCTGCTGGCCAGATCAGCGGGTGGCCATTACCTACCATGGTTCCCGGATCCCCGAGGAGACGCGGAAGAGCTATGTGGACGAGGCCGCAGACCGGCGCCATCAGGCCATCCGGTTCGGCGCCCGCCCCTACCATGCCCGGCACGGCATCGAGCGGTACCTGCCGATCCCGATGCCGATCGACGACTACCTGCCGCTCGTGGCCAAGCCGGCCAGCGGGCCGTTTCGGATCGCGCACAGCCCGACCAAGCGAGCCATCAAGGGCACCGGTGTCCTGCTCGAGGCGATCGAGGAGCTCCGCGTCTTGGACGACTGCCCGGTGGAGGTGGTCCTCATCGAGGACTGCGACCACGGCGAGGCGCTCCGGCGGAAGGCCACCTGCCACGCCACGTTTGATAGCTTCTGGCTCGGGATGCAGGGCTCCGGCCTCGAGGGCGCGGCCATGGGCCAGCCGGTGATTGCCGGCGATCCGCTCGCCGCGGAGGAGGCGGCTCGGCTCAACGGCGGGCAGATCCCGTGGACGTTTGCCGATGACAAGGCGACCCTGCGGGCGACGATCCGCCGCCTGGCGGAGAACGCCATGTTTTACCGGGCCGAGGCGGTCCGGGTCCATGACTATGTGCGCCGGCTCCATGACTATCGGGCGGTCGGCGCCCAGTACGCCACCTTCCTCCGCGAGGCTCTGGGCCGTGGCCCTGCCAACCCTCTCTGACCTCAAGGATTACCTCCGCATCGAGTCCTCGGCCGAGAACGCCCTGCTGACGGCGCTGCTCGGGCGGGCCAAGGCCATGCTCGAGCTATGGACCGATACGCCCATCACGGCCACGAGCCAGTCGGCGATTGACCGGGCAGATGCGCTGGATATGCCGGTGACCTCGCTGGTCTTCCCGCGCCGGCCTTGTGCCGTGACGGCGATTGTGGACAGTGACGGCACGGCGGTCGCTGCCGCGGACTACTGGGTGGACGGGCGATCCGGCGTCATCTATGGGAAGGATGGCATCACCTTTCCCTATGGCCCCTATACGATCACGGCCAATGTCGGCCTGTCCCTCCGGTCGGACTATGCCGCGCTCGAGCCGCTGCTCAATGAGGTCATCATCGACCTCGCCGCGGACTTGTACCAGCGCCGGACGCCAGGCGCCGCCGCGGAGACCGCGGCCGGCACCTCGATCACCTGGGATGCCAGCCGGGAGACGGTGGCCCGATGCATGAAGACCCTGCGGCTCTTGAAGCTCGGGGTGGCCCAGTGACCGTGGCGCCGGGGCTCTTGGATCGCCGGCTGACGCTGTATGAGCGCCAGGACGGCGGGGCTGATGGCTTTGGCCGGCCGGTCTACGTCAAGACCGGTGAATGGTGGGGACGCCTGGACGATACGGCCGACTCGCAGGAGATCCCGTTGGCCCCGCAGAGTCACCTCGAGAGCCGGACCGCGGCGGTTGCCACGGTCGCGGATTATGTCGACGTGCCGAAGTTCGGGGCCCTGCGGGAGGGCACCGGGCCGCTCTATCTGATCCGCGGCGTCTACCTGCAGCGGGCGCTTCGATGCCAGCGGGTCACGCTCGAGGCGATTGATCCGACTGCCTATGCCACCTTTACTATCTTTGAGGATGTCGAGGTCCACGATGGATACCACCTGGTCACCGGAGCCTAGCATGGATCGCCCCTGCGATAGCCGGCAGACCTGCGGGCATGACCTGCGGATCCACAACTGGACGCCCTCGGATCTGGCGCGAGCGGATGCGCTCGTGCTCGAGCATGACGGGATGCTCTCCAACTACATCGGCTCCACTGGGGCCGGTCTCGTCCGGCGACTTTCTCCCCACCTCTCTCCTAAAGGAGTAGCAGACTCATGGCCGCGTTCAACAAGTTCGACGCCTTTGTCGAGGCGCTTGCCGAGAAGGTCCATGACCTCGGCACCGACACCCTCAAGGTCTACCTAACCAACGATACGCCGTCCGCGTCGGCTGATGCGGTCAAGGCCGATCTGGCCGAGATCACGCCAGGGAACGGCTACACGGCGGGCGGCAACGCCGCCGCGCAGACGTCATCCTCGCAGACGGGCGGGCTGTATAAGCTGGTCCTCGGCGATCCTTCTACATGGACGGCGTCGGGTGGCAATATCGGGCCGTTCCGTTATGCCGTGCTCTATAACGACACCACGGCAAGCGACAACCTGATCGGGTATTGGGACTATGGCACGTCGATCACGCTCGGCGCGGGCGATACGTTCACGGTGGACTTCGACCCGACCACGGGCGTGCTGACGCTCCAGTAACATCCCCCCTCTCTGACGGAATAGACCGATGCCTCTAGTAGCTGATCGCGTCAAGGAAACGACCACCACCGCGGGAACCGGACCGCTCACGCTTGCGGGCGCGACGACCGGCTACCAAAGTTTT